TTGCATTTCCGTTTGATAAAAATTTAAAAGAGTTACCAACAAGAAATGAAAAAATAGAGATATACAAAGTTATTTCAACTGATACTGGTAAAAAAGATGGAGTATCATATTACAGAAGAATTGGAGCCGAAACTACTCAAAATTTTAATGCAGCTGGAAACGAACTTTCAACAAATTTCAAACAAAAAGCAAATTCTGAAGAACAAACATCACAGGGATATAATGCAGTTTCAAAAACTGGAATTGAAAATTCAAGTAAATCAAATGAAAATACATATGATGGCCATGGTAAGTACTTTCAACCAAAAGATAAAATTCATAAATTAAAATTATATGAAGGTGATACAATATTAGAATCTAGATTCGGCCAATCTATTAGATTTTCTGGATATAATAATTCTGAAAATAAATTTGCACCAAGTATTATTATACGAAATGGAGAAAATGCAAAAAATGAAAATATAGATTTAAATAAAACCATAGAAGAAAATATTATTGAAGATGGTAGTATAATTGCAATTACTTCTGGTGAAAAAGAACTACAATTTAGTGCTGGTAACGAAGATGCAAAATTTGAAACAAAAAATGATTCATTTAAAGAATATCCAACTACTTTAACTGGTGACCAAATTTTAATAAACTCTGGAAGAATAATATTATCAGCTAAAACGGCAGAGATGGTATTCTATTCAAAAAAGAATTACGGATTTATTTCAGATGGTGCCCTTTCAATAGATAACAAATTTGGCGCAACCATAAATTTAGGAGATGAATTTTTATTAAAAACAAAAGATAAAAATATAAGTTTATTAGGTGGTAACGGTAAAATATTTTTAAATACTACCGAAGAAACAGAACCAATAGCTAGAGCAGCAACTCTTGTTAATATTTTAAAAGAGCTAATTGGTGAGATAAAAAAGCAACAATTTTTAACACCATCCGGCCCATCTAAAATAGGACCTGAAAATGTACCGGCATTTGATACAATACTTTCAAAGTTAGATACAATAAAATCTACATTAAACTTTACCGAATAAAATGTCTTGGAAACAATTTAGAGATAATGTTTTGAGGGTAGTTAGCGACCCTTCTAAAATTGCATCAACCCAGCAAGTGGCTGATATATTTGCAACTGAATATGATGCATGTATAAAAAGAGGAGGGGATACGGCAAATAAAATTCGAGTAAAAACGGGCAATGTTGATTTGATGAAAATCATATTTAATTTAGAATTACAAAACGGATTAACACAAACCACTCCATATCAATTAGTAACAAATATGGGTGATGGTGTAATTGTATATTGGCAAACTGCCGTATTAGATACTAACTCAATACCAATTATCACACCATTAGGAGCTAGTGTAAATATTAAGCATGATTCTAATAAAATAACTGATGCTGGATTATGGCCCAATATGCCACCAATATCACCCACTAATAGTTATGCTTCAATAGTTGATTCTTTTATATTAGCATCTTTTATACATTTATCTAAAATTAAAGGAGAGATATACACTACTTCATTGTATCCACCGGTTGGTCTTCCGGGTCCTGGTATTTTATCTTGGACTGGTTATTTTATAGATAACCCACCTACTACGCAAGTACAAGATGCCCAAACATCTGAGTTAGCGTCTGTTGAGCAAAAAATAGATGAAGCTGAATCAGTTTTATCTAACGAAGAAATAGAAAGTAGAAAAACTGAATTAAGTCAATTAGAAGGATTGGTTAAAGAAAACGTTTTAGAAGAAGAAGAATATAAATCATTATTAAACTATGAGATATCTACCGAATCCGCATTATCTACTCAAATAATTGTTAGTAACGATGAAACTAATGCTATTCTAAAATTAACAAATCCTAAATATAATTGTCCAATTGGAGCAGGAATAGTTGCTATTGCTCGTAGAGATGTTGGCCTAATTGAAACTGGGTGGGATACAATTGGTGGTGGTACTAATATGGGAGGTGGTTCTAGATTTGTAGCAAAATCAATTAAAAGAGATTCAAGAGGTAAAATTATATATGAACCGGGTAGAATAGATGAGATGATTAAAATCGCTGGATTAAATAATGAAACTCAATTTAATTCTACTGGTAAAGGATATGAGTGGTGTGCATGTGCTGTAACTACTTGGTGGAAATCTGCTGGATTAAAAACTCCGCCAGGTGGAACTTTGGTATCTAATTGGGTTACGTGGGGAATACAAAATGGTTTATATTCACAAAAGCCCGTATTAGGCGCGGCAATTATATATAAATCAGGTGGGAAATATATTCACATTGGTATTGTTTCGGGAGTAATGCCCGATGGGACGGTGATTAGTATAGAAGGGAACGCTAGTAAGAAAGGATTTAGTGCAAGGGGTATTTGTTGTAGAGAGGGTGTTGCTTGGATGAGTGGAATTGATGGTTATGTTATCCCATTTGGGTGTCAATAGGATAAATCTTAAAAATACTTAATTTAAATATTTATAAACATAACAAACAAAGAATAGAATATTATGGACATGGATAAACTATTAGAAGCCATTCAAATTCTTATTAAAGAGGAGCTTAAAGAGCAATTACCTGCTTTAATTAAGGAAGGTGTGAAGGCTGAAATGAAAAAAATACTATCTGAAACAAAGGTAGCACCAAAACCACAATCAAAAGGTATTTCAATGGCTAAGGCTATTTTAGGAGATGAACCAATTCAAGAATCAGTTCAAACTAAATCAGTACCAACAAAGCAATACAGTAAAAACCCAATGATTAATCAAATCCTCAATGAAACAAGAGGTGGGATTCCGCAAGGAGATGGTGGATTTAGAACAATGAACTTTGGACAAGGTGATATGGGTTCAATTGTAGGTAAAACTGCAATAGCTGAAAAAATGGGTTATGGTGAAATGGCTAAAGGACCTCAACCAACTGGATTGGGTGTAAACACTGGAGTAGCTGAAATAGATAAAGCTTTGAATAGAGATTATTCAGAACTTGTAAAAAGATTTAAGAAGAAGTAATGGCAGTATTATTAGGTAATAAAATTGTAAAAGATACAGAATCATTTAATGATTATGCTATTGGTATATCATTGCCTATACAAATTGGAAATACTGCATTTAATCAAACTTTTCAAACTGTAGAACAAGTAAAATCTAATATTAAAAATTTACTACTTACCAAAAAAGGAGAAAGGGTAATGCAACCAGAATTCGGAAGTGGCCTTCAAGAAGCATTATTTGAAATGAATGATAATGATTTAGAAGAAAGATTGGAGGATATAATAAATAATGCAATTGAAACTTGGTTACCATATGTAACAGTGGATAGTGTAGATATCCAAGCATCAAATGAATCAAAAGACAGAAATAGAGTAAATGTTTCTATAAAATACAAATATTCTAATAATATAAATTTAAACGAAGTTACATTCACAGTTCAAGGATAATAAAAAATGGCAATAAATAAAAATTTTAAAAATTCTGGAAAAGATATAAAGTACCTTAATAAAGATTTTACTAGCTTTAGAGCTAATTTAATTGATTTTGCTAAAACGTATTTTCCAAAAACTTATTCAGATTTTAATGAGTCTTCGCCTGGTATGATGTTTATTGAAATGGCATCTTATGTTGGTGACGTTCTTTCATATTATGTAGATGATACTTTGAAGGAATCTATAATGACAACAGCTGAGGATATTAGTAGTGTGATAGCATTATCTCAATATTTAGGATATAAACCAAAGTTATCATCACCAGCCGTAACAACTCTATCTATTTATCAATTAGTACCTTCAATTGGAACTAGCGTAAACAATAAGCCAGATTCTAAATACTATCTTAGAATAAAACAAGGTATGAGAGTAAAATCTTCAAATGGTACAATATTTAGAACAACTGATATTGTGGATTTTTCAAATGAGGTTGATAGAGAAATTGCGGTATATCAAAGAAATGCAAATACTGGAGAGCCTACGTTTTATTTAATCAAAAAATATACACAAGCTATATCAGCTGAAGTTAGACAAATACAAGCATCTTTTGGAAATTATGAGGCATTTCAGACTATTAATATAGAGGATACAAATTTGATAAGTATATATGATGTTAGAGATTCTAATGATAACAAATACTATGAAGTTCCATATTTGGGACAGGAAATGGTATTTATAGACTACCCAAATACAGAAGCTAACGATCCCGATTTATATCAATTTAAGGAAACAGTACCATATATTTTAAAAACAATAAAAACTCCAAGAAGATTTACAACTAAAGTAAATGAGGATAAAACAACTATTATTCAATTTGGAGCTGGAGACCCGACTGCTAGTGATGAGCAATTAATTCCAAATCTTAAAAATGTAGGATTGGGATTACCAAACTCTATTAGTAGATTGGAAGAATCATTTGACCCTACAAACTTTTTAAAAACAAAAACATACGGAACATCACCATCCAATACAACTATAACTGTAAGTTATTTAGTTGGTGGAGGTGTATCATCAAATGTAAATAGTAATACATTAACAAAAATAGATGGCATAGAATTTGATGAACAAACACAAAGATACACAGCAGCGGAATTAGGATTATATTCTGCGGCCAAAAATTCGGTAGCAGTTGATAATGAAATTCCTGCAACCGGTGGAAGGGGTTCTGAAACAATTGAAGAAATTAGACAAAACGCTTTAGCAAACTTTGGAGCTCAAAATAGAGCAGTAACTTCAAAAGATTATCAGGTAAGAGTTTTATCAATGCCATCAAAATATGGTGGAATTGCAAAAGCATATGCAACTGCAGATGGCACATTAGATAACAATTCACCATCATCTATATTAGCATCTCCAAAAGCTTTACAAGAGTTTACGGATTTGGTAATGTCTTTTGTTAAAAAACCCGATAACTTAGAACCAACCGCAGCCAGCGTTAAATCGGATGTACAAAAGTTTTTAACTGGGAAGGTGGGTAACCCAAATGAAAAAAATAACCCATTTGCTATCAATTTATATTTGTTAGGATATGATATTAATGGAAACCTTACTGGTTTGAATAGAGGAGTTAAAGAAAATTTAAAACTTTATTTAAACGAATATAGAATGCTTACCGATGGTATTAATATTAACGATGGATTTGTTATTAATATTGGCGTAGATTTTGAAGTTAAGTGTTATGAAAATTATAACAAAAGTGATATATTAGTAAATTGTATTAATGATTTAAAAGAATATTTCAGTATAGATAAGTGGACATTCAATCAAACAATAAATTTAAGTGAGGTTGAATTACTATTAGCAAATGTTGAAGGAGTAATCTCTGTACCATTCCTTGAAATAAATAACAAGTGTTCTGGTAACTATTCTTCTAATTCATATAATATAAAAGCGGCAACTAGAGATAAAATTATTTATCCTTCGTTAGACCCATCTGTATTTGAACTTAAGTTTCCTGACATAGATATTAAAGGCAGAGTAAAATAATGGCATACTATTTTTTAACAGCATCAAAAGATGCATCGGTGTACTTACAGCAACCAAACCAAAACACTGGGTTGGATGAAATATTAGAAATAAGTAAAATCTATTATGGTAACATAAAAGATGTATCTCATACTTTAATTAAATTTGAACATGCGTATTTATCAGCATCCATTTCAAATGGAACAATTAAGTTTGATAACGCTACTCTTATTTTGAAAGAAACTGAAAGTGAGGAAATTCCTTTAGAGTACACAATATATGCAAATCCTATATTTGGAAATTGGGAAATGGGAACGGGTACTCGCTTTGATAATATTAATACGCAAGGAGTAACTTGGAATTATAGAGAAGGTGATACAAGGTTAGAATGGTTAGAAAACAACTTTGAAGCAGGAACTACTGCTAGTATTAATAATGGAGTAGGTGGTGTTTGGTACACTAACTATGAATCCTCTCAAAATTTTAATTATCAAACGGCTGATATTAATATGAATGTAAAATCTATGCTTACTGCATGGATGAGTGGTTCTATACAAAATAATGGAATTATTTTAAAATATTCAACTGAGAACGAAAGTGATACTTCCGATTATGGTGTTTTAAAATTCTTTAGTAAAGAAACAAATACAATATATCAACCAAAGATACAAATTGGATGGGATGACCAAATATTCGTAACAGCATCACTTTCAGCATTGACAGCAAATGATATTAAAGTTGGAGTTACTAATTTGAAAAAAGAATATAAGCTTGGTAGTGAAGTTAAGTTAAAAATATTTGGTAGAGAATTATATCCTCTAAAAACATTTACAAATATATTTTCGTATGAGACTGTAAAATATTTACCACAAACTACATACTATCAAATAAAAGATGTTAATTCGGATGATGTAATAATTCCATTTTCAGATTATTCAAAAGTAAGTTGTGATGAAACTGGAAATTATATAAAAATAAATTTCTCAAATTGGGAAGCTGGTAGAACATATAAAATAGAATTCAAAGTAGATAACGATGGTGATATCCAATATTTTGATAATGATACTACATTTAGTTTAATAAAAAGTTAATAATGGCAACTAGTATAAAGACAGGATTACAAAACGAAGCTAAAGTAAAAGATATTTTAATTAGTGGATCTGGTGTTATAAATACTAGAAACGAATTTGGTGTCCATACATTTAGTGACCAATCTCCGGCAGATGGTATTTTGGCATCTAAATTAATTAAACCATTGTATAACATTCCTGAAATTGTAAAATCATTAGATGTTACTATAACGGAACTTATACCAAGCGAAGTAACAACGGGACCGGCTACTGTATTAAAAACTGTATATGATGTAGCCCTAAATGAAATTCAATTAAGAGATGTAACGATTTCTTCTTTGAATAGAAATATATTAACTTTAAATTCAAAAATAGGTCAATTAGAAAATGTAACACAGAGTTTATTAATTGATTTAGATAATCAACGATTATTGGTAGCAAATGCGGATAATCAAAATGCAACTACAACTACAAGAATAAGAACTGGAATTACTGATTTACAAAATGCTGTATTAAAAGGAACATCCGAAGCAATTCAAAGAGTTTCATTAGTTGCTCAAATTGAATCTTTAAAAAAAGAAAATGCAACTTTAAAAGAGGAACTTTTTGGTAAGCAAGCTAAAGCAGCAGAAGGATTTACAGTTAGTGAAGATTTTGCATACAAAATTTTAGAAATAACGGATAAGGATTATGATGGACTACGATATGATGCTAGAGCAAATGAAAACGAAGAAAAGTGGTCAAATGGACCTACTATTCAATTAGATAACTTCTCATCAGTAAAAACTATTATTTCGTTTACTGAAGTAGGTGATGATTTAATTTTAGAAATTCCACCGGTAACATTAGATGCCGGTCAAACTACTACTGTAAAAGTTAAAGAAAATATAGCATCTATTAGAGGTAAAAGACCTAGAGGAGGTGGATTAACTGGTGATAGAGATTACTTTAGTACAATAAATATGAAATCATCCGCAACTGGTACTATTGTACCAATTAAGATGAAATTACATAAATGGAGAAAATATATATAATATAAAAAATGGCATTATCAAATTTTAAAGATATAATTACAAACAAAGCCTATCTAATAAATTCTAAAGATAGAGAAATTTTTGAAAAAGGAGATTATCAATCATTTTTTGGACTTAGTAAAAGTGATGCTATTGAGTTTATTATGTATGATGTAAATAATAATCAACTTCCACAACAATCTGCGAATAATCAATTAGTTAGATATGTTCCATTAACTACCGATAATATAAAAGACTATTTTTTAATAGCTAGTAATACTGTTTTACAAAAAAATAAACTACCTGCTGAATATTTTATAGATGCGGAACGATTGATAAAAGAAGCTGGATATAACAATGGTATATTTAAAACACAAATAACTTTAGTAAATCATAGAGCTGGTAGTAACAAACCATATGATAAATTATGGATACAAGAAATATCTCCATCACGTAAAGAAATAAGATTACAACCATTGGCTAAAGGTGTTGAAGCAAATGCCGAATTGAAAAAAAGATATGATATATTTGTTTACGATAATAATTTCAGAGAAGATACTCAACCATTTATAGATTCTGTTTTAGCAAAAATAAAACCCGAAGATATATCAAATGTGATAACAAACAAATATACAAGCACATGGTTTACAAGAATGAGAACAGAATATTCTTTATCTAATTTCAGTACATTTGTAACAAATACTCACGCTAAATTTTTAGAAGCATGTAAATTTGAATTTTCAAATAAAGAATCCAATGTAACAAGTCCTAATTATGGGCAACCAAAAACAACCGCTCCATCTTTAGATTTATCTAAGAAAACCATAGTAGATATTTGTACTAGAATACTCGTACAAATATTAGATTCTACAATGGTAAAGCCTAAAGTAAATTCAACATTAAATGCAACTGAAGCATTTAGTCCTAGCGCAGATCCTGTTAGTAAAGTTTTACAAAGAGCAAAATCCGATACATTTGTCGATACTACATCGCCTGTTGTGGAATTAGCAACTTTATCAAAATCAACAACAAAAGTAGTAGATATCACAACTACTACTCCTACTGGTGATACTACTCAAAAACAAACTCAATTTTTAGTAGGAAATTGTATATTTGGTACAGACCCAAATCCAAGCAAAACTTGTAATTCTGGAATTTCTTTACCTGTTTACACAAGTACAGGTAAAATAGCTGCAGGTTTAGTTGCATATAATGATAAATTTGGAAAATCTCCTATAACTGGGTATTATTGGATTGTAAATCCTACAAACAAAGAAATTGTAGATATAAATAAAAATGGTACAATAGAAACTAGTAAAGGTGGATTCTGTGCAAATAATACTGGTGGAGGTGGAGGTGGTAACACTGGTGGAGGTGGAGGTGGTAACACTGGTGGAGGTGGTGGGGGTGGTAATCCTGGTGACGGTCCGGGTGATGGACGTGGTGGTGGTTTAGGTAAAGATGAGGGTGGTAATAGACGAAAACCGGAAAGATAAATAAAAGTAATTATATAAATAGATGGCAATTAACGAAGAATTATATTTTGGGTTTGAGCAATTATCCGATGAGGCACAGGCAACTACCAGTAATTCTGGTAGACCTCCTGGTGGAGGTGGGAGCATAAATTATTATACATACTCAATTACTAGGTCTAATGTACCTGCTACATTCGAACAAAGTAAAATGACTTATAGAGATGCCAATGGGCAACTTCAAATAATACAAACAGCTCAAGTTGGTTTTGTTGGTTCTTTTTGTATGGAAGAGAATTCTTGGGGTGGTGTTCATACATTATATACTAAAACACAAACTGGTATTTGTATAGGAAGTACTGGTGTTGGTGGTGGTAATAATGGAACATCTGGCGCAAGTGGTGGTGGTAATACTGGCGGACCAACACAATCTACAATTAAGATAACATTAAATGGAGCATCTGATAGTATTATTATTAAAAAGAATAATACTACAATAGAAAAATTAAAATCTGGGTTAAATACAATAAATAGTGGTTTTGATTCTACCTTTAATATAGCATCATCCGATATTTCAACTTATCTAATATCAAATATAGAAATAAAGGGAATTTCAAGTACAAACCCATCTATTCCAACATTTAGCAGAAGTATAAAAGGAGAACCTGGTGAAAGTTTATCATTAAATTTAAAATCAAATGCTGTTGAAAATTATGATGTTGTAGCAACAGTAATTCTAACAACAAGTACCCCTAATTCCACACTACCAACAATATCAGTATTCCCACCAGCAACAAATACTTCAAATTCAACTGGAAATAATTCTACAACTATAACGGGTGGTACTACTGGGCAAGTTTCTAGCAATTCAAATGTATTTTCATATAATTTAAATTCTAAAATAGATTTTCAATTACCACTTAAAAAAACTTTAAATGTATCTAGAGTAACTGGATATTTGGGTAATGAAAATTATGATTACCTTGAATTGGAGGATGGTAAAGATAATTTTACATTAATACTACCATTTTTTGCATTTAAAAGATTAGGCCAATATAAATTTATTTTAACTCCATTTAATTCAAATAACGGAGCTGGTAATAATTTAGAACTTGTTATTGATGTAGTTGATGATATTTGGGTTGGTACTCCTGACATAACAAACATCAAATGGCCAACTAAACTTATAGGGCCAGATTATGTAGGTACTGATATTAGTTTTGATGTTAGTTGGGATTCCGTTGATAGTAACTTTGTAAGAATATACGCAGCTCCATTGGGTAACGAAATAAATAGTTCGTTTTTAACATCAGAATTATATACACAGGTAGCACCTAATGGTAAAATAAAATTAAGTTTAAATTCAATACTAAATTTAAATAAAAAGATTAATGCAGACGCAGCTTTAATTAATTTTAGATTAATTTTAGTTCCGTATAATACAACTGGTCGTGAAGCTGTAATTGGTAAAGCTGAAATACTACCAATACAATTTATTAAAGGAAATTTACAAATTCCTAGAGAATTAGCCATTAATAGAATAGCTGAAGCTTTTACAAGCCAACTGGATGATAAAATATTAGAGACAGAGACTTCAAAATATTTAACACACACTGTTAATTTAGGTAATGGTAACAATAAAATAATTAGTAGTTGGGTAGGTAGTAGAGAATCGTTGATATTAAAATTATACGAACCACTACCAGCAAATATACAAACAAATGCACAGGTATGGATTTCTAAATTGCAATCAAATCCAATTATTGAAACTGTAACTTTAACATCTACATCGGATATTGCGTGTACTCCATTAAAAGGACCTAATTTCACATTAGATATAGATAACGGAATTCCATTTAATACATTTGAAGAATTAACAGCAAGTGGTTCATATACATCAAATGATATTATAAATAAATACTTAGAAACAGTTGGAATTGATACTACTAAATTAAGTATTCCATATGTAAGTGAATCTGAATATGCATTTTCAAATTTTGTAAACTTTAGTTCAGCAGAGGAAAG